CTGAAGTTATCCTCAATCTACTTGGAGACAATCAATGTTCTTGCTTCGATTTTTCCTGAGTCTCATCATGCCGATGAACCAGGACAATTCGATCGACGTTGCTTTCACCAAACAGTTCGAGAGTGAAGTCCACCTAGCGTATCAACGCTTGGGTTCTAAGCTGCTTGGTACAGTTCGGAGAAAGACCAACGTGGTCGGCAAGTCCACGACCTTTCAGAAGATTGGCAAGGGTATCGCTGGCACCAAGACCCGAGGCGGTCAGGTTCCGATTCTCAATCTCATCCACACCAATGTTGAATGTACGCTCGTCGATCGCTATGGCGGTGAGTTCATTGACAAGCTGGATGAATTGAAGATCGAGCATGACGAACGTGGAGCAGTAACAACCTCCATTGCAGGCGCTTTGGGTCGAGCATCAGACGCAGATATTGTCGCAGTTACCGACACGTTCTCGGAAGAAACTACAGCTACGGGTGTGGTAACACAGCCGAAGATTGAAGAAGCCTTCGAGTTCCTGGGTAATGGTGACGTTCCTGATGATGGTCAACGATTCCTCTCCGTCGCTCCGCAAGGTTGGACTGACCTTATGGGTCTTACGCCCTTTGCATCTCTGGACTTCGTTCCCGAGTCTGATCTTCCTTTCCCGAAGGTTGGATTTAGTGCAAAGATTTGGTTCTCATTTCACATCTTCACCTTCAGTGGTCTTACCCTGACAGGTGGCACCGTTCGTCAGAATGTTGCTTACCATAGGTCAGCAGTAGGTCATGCTTCAGGTCAGGATGTAATGATGGACATCACCTGGCAGGGTAAGGAACAATCTCATTTGGCAGTCGGTTCGATGTCAATGGGTGCGTGCCTTATCGATGATCTCGGCGGTATTCGTATCCGTTCGACGGAGACTTAGACTATGAATTTCCTTATCAGAATCTTGCTCCGGTTCTTGCCTTGTGCTGGTTTCGAGCTGAAGGATATGAATCGTATCCAAGGCGGAACCGTCACTTTGTGGCTTTACAAGTCGGTGACTGACTCTCTTGCAACCATGATTGCTTCCGGATATTTTGATCCGGTGGCCGAACTGGTTCGCAACGGCGATATCATCATAATTTGTGATACCAACGTGCCGACTATTGATATGGTTACAGTTACCAGCGCCGACGGCGCCTCGACTGTGACAGTCCTTAACGGAACGTAAACCACAACTGGAAACAGGAGTCGGGCCGGGGTTAGCTTGTCTAGCCTCGGCCCCATTTGCTTATGGCTGAAGCAGAGAGAATTTCTAATTCAAATAAGGCGTGTTTGGCTGCTGGTGTCAATACGATCATCAGCTTTACTCAGAGCATAGCCGAATCCGTTTTTTGTAATGAGTGGTATGAAATAATAACCGAATCAGAGTTGTCTTTGTATAAGTGGCGCTTCGCAACCAAGACTTTTGACCTGACTCCAAATCTGCTCGTCGAGGTTCCCGACACAAAACACAATACCGCCTATCAGATGCCGAATGATGTGCTATCGGTTGATACCGTTCTCATTGGTGAAACGCCTATTAACTACGATCGATATCAAGATCAGATCCATACATCGGATACTAGCAACGACACTGTAATTCTTAAATATCGGTTTCGTGCTGATGAAACTCTGTGGAATCCGTACTTTACGTTGGTCGTTATCTATCGGCTGGCGACAATGCTTTCATTTTCGATTGCTCGCAAGGAAGATATCGCGGCATCGATGAAGAGTCTTGCCGACGAACACTGGAGGCGGTCAAAGACCGAAGATGCTCAGGCTCAGACAAACCAGAAAGTCAATCTCAGGAAGATCGTTCGCGCAAGAGGATCAAGTCTCGACAAGTTCTGGCGTAGACGATAATGCCAAAATTCCGTAACTTCCAGACCAACTTCTCCGGGGGTTTGTTATCCGAGGGTATGCTTGGTCGCGTCGACCTGGCGCAGTACGAGAACGGTTGTCTGCAACTGACAAACTGGTGGCCGAAGATCACTGGTGGAATGCGGCGCAGGCCGGGATCGCTCTACCTGTCAACACCAGCAAATGCTATCAGGCTTGAGAGTTTCATTTTCTCGGAGACTCAGGTTTATCTGGTTGTCTTTTGCTCAGACAATACCGTTAAATTCTACGATAAGACTACTGGCGCTCTGATTCAGGATCTCACGATCACCAGTATTACTTTGAATACAACGATAATAAATGAGTTGTCGATTAGTCAGGTAGCCGACGTTATGTTTTGCGCCCATGAGACTTTTCCTACTCTTATGCTTCGACGAACTAGCGCAACAGTTTTTGTACAAGAGGCTTTCGATTTTGAAGTACCGATCGGTGGTCATGCTGACTCAAGAACGGCACCCTTTGTTAAGTATGAGGGTGTTGATATCACTATTGCCGTGGATGATTACATCAAAGGAAATGCTGCAATCGTCACGGCAAGCGAAGCTATCTTTACTGATCGCCACGTTGGTTTCAGGATTCGATATCGCGGCAAGCAGATGCTTGTCAACAGTCTGAACGGTGGCGCACCTGCCCTTACTTGTAACGTCACCATCCTCGAGGATCTTGATCGCGGCGCAGTCATAACGATGGACCCGGCAATTCACGCACCTTCTGATTATGAGGTTGGTGAAATTGTTGTCGGACGAGATTCCGGTATCAAGGCAGAGGTTGTTGAAACAAGTAATTCATCTATTTCGGTAGCAATGATCGCTGGCATATTTCCAGCACTGGCAACCGAAGAAATTGAAGGTCTTACAAGTGGCAATATAGGAGTCATAACGGCTAACTCGAACGTAAATCCGGTGCAACTGGCAGATTGGGACGAGGAAGCCTTTACGCCAACGCAAGGATACCCATCAGTAATCGAGTTCCATTCGCAGCGCCTTTGGTTTGCAGGTAGTTCCTCACTTCCAGCCCATATCTTCGGATCGAGGGTTGCTGCGTTTTTTAATTTTGATACTGGTGATGCTTTCCCAGCCGACTCCATCCAAGTTGTAATCTCCGGTAAGCAAATAAATCTTATTACGGATATTGTCAGCGGTCGCCACCTTCAAGTATTCACTGATGCCGGCGAGTTCTATGCTCCACAGTCTGAAGACCTTCCGTTAATTCCAGAGACATTTGATCTTAAACTGCAAACACGTTATGGATCTAAGCGAGCTATTGAGCCTAAAGTATTCGATGAGTCTACTATCTTTGTTCAGGCACAGGGTAATGCCGTGCGTGAGTTCATTTGGGTAGATAATCTTAGTGGATATTCTTCGGACGCAATCTCGCTCATTGCCGAGGAGCATTTGAATGATATTGTCGAGGTTGAAGTTCTTTATGGCGGATACGATCGTCCAGAACAACTTGCTTTCTTTATCAATGGCGACGGCACGATCACCTGGTATCATGCTGCGCGCGCCGAATCTATCAGAACGTGGGGCAAATGGACAACCTGCAGGATGCCTTGTATGCACTGGTCAACCGTCCGGCCGGACTGTTCCTAGAACGCTTTGAACTAGACGTAACTCTGGATTGTGCAACACAGAATACGAATGCAACGGCTAAGTCAGTATGGACTGGCGATCATCCGGCACTCAATGATGAGTTGCTTAAGTTCGGATCGAGTTTTATCAAAGACAATCACGATCCAGACTACTATCTTGGTGAATTTCTATACACCGCTGGTAGCGTTGACCTGTCACCGATCTCAGTGGATAACGTCACTATTGGATATGGGTACACACAGACACTTGAGATTATGCCAATCGAGATCAAGGACAATAATGGTGTAACAGGCGGTATGCCTAAGCGTATTGTGTCGGCCGATATCTATCTTACCTCGACTCTTGCAGTTCAACTCGAAGGTAACAGGGTGCTAACATTTGAATCAGGACTTGATCTGACAATTAAGCCTGAAACTATTACCGGATTGAGAAAGTTCTATCTGCTTGGATACAGTGAGCGACCAACACTTGTCGTCGAAAATGATATACCTGTACCTTGTGAGGCTCTTGCTCTTGGTGCAGAGGTGGAATACTAATGGCTATAGAAGGCAAGGCAATTTATTATATCTATCTGGCGGCAGTGGCAGCGGGTACAGCCGTTACAGTTTCCGATACAAGAAATGCGAATACCAGACGAGAGCAGATCCTTGAGCAAGAACTTCGCTCCAACGAGCTCGCCGCGCTTGATGAGGAAAATCAAAGGTTGATCGCTTTGCGATTGGCGAATGACGATATCCTGGTCAGGGCTGGCGGGGTCGATGCTTATGCTTCTCCCTCGCTGATTGCTGCCCGCAATTTCAATTTTCAGATGGGCATGGAGGACATTGAGAATATTCGATTCAATGTTGCCAGCGAACGTGCTGGTATCTCTGCCCGTATCGGAATCCTAAAATCCAATAGCAGAGCTACATTTGTCGCTGGTATTTTTGAGGTTGCTGGCATTGTCGCCGGAGGACTGGACGCGAGATCACAACTTGGTAAAAAGAAAACAACAGCCAAGATTGGTCAAAGTCTTGGAGAACTTGATCTTCCATCAAGTAAAGCCTTGAATACTTCGGGGGTTTTATTATCGTAATGGCTAGAGAAACCAGAAGAATTGCAATACGAACAGCACAGGTCCGGCTACCCGGACCTGTCAGTGCTGGTCCTGCTCTTATTAAAACTGCGGCTGTACTTGCTAATCGTGAGTTTGAAAAGCAAGCAGACATTCGTACACAGGAAGCCATCATTGCTGCTGCTGCTCTTAACTTCGAGCGCGACGGTGACGGCAATCTTATTGCCCCTACTGTTCCGATTGGCGAAAATGGACTGCTTGCTCCAAGTATCTATGATCGTAGATACACTCAGATGGTTGGTCAGCGTTATCTGCAACAGACACAGATCGACGTGTCCGAACGTATCAATCTGATTGCGTCTGAGAACCCGTTTGAACCCGAAGAATTTCGCATCCTTGCAGAAGGCTATGTGAAAAAGGTCACGGAGCTGGCGCCGGATTACTTGAAACCCAATGTTAATAACGCCGCACAGATCAAGATGGTCGAGCATTACAACCATATCATCCGGGTCAGGGCCGAACGCGATCACACTGAATCAAGAGGCTTGCAGCTACAGACGATCGATCGACACATGAACGATCTTGCCGGTTACGTCGCCGGCAATGCTGGTCAAGAAATCATCGGTGCGAAGATGCTTGAAGCTCGCGCAGCGATTGAACAGGGGGATGAGTTTCACTTCTGGCTGGACGATGAGAAACAGCAAATGCTGGATGCGATCGATCGCCAGTATGCGATATCCAGTATCAGTGCAATGATCACCGATCTGCCGCAGGGCGATGAGGTTGCCTATGCAGAGTTTAGAAAGGCACTCAATAGCTTCGCCAATGGCGAGGGTGACTTTCCGATGGTCAACGAGCTGGGCGAGATCGTTGACGTGCCATTGGATCAGATGCCGATCAGTGAGCAAGAGCGTATTGCGATCGCAGCATACGCAACCGGGATTCTCAACGATCAGGAGTTTGCCTTCGATCAGGTCTTGGATGCTCGCGTATCGAGAGACTGGAAAACCTTTTTCAACTGGTTTTCGCCTCACGCAATGGATTCACTGACGACCGGCCAGCCTATCGATATGAATCGGATGCTCAAGGAGTTCGAAAAGGCTGATTCTGATGTTCAGAATTTTGGCTACAAGGACACGCTTCGAGAAAAGATTCGCGCGCTAATGACTGCTGAAGTCAGTCGGCTCAACAGCGGTTCACAGTCGGCATTTATGAAGGCCATACTTCCTGGGTGGGATGAATGGCACGCTCAGATGCAAATAGAACAGGAACGTATGCGCGACGGTAAACCAAGAGAAAGCTTCAAGCAGCCTGAGCTCGACAGAATGTGGCAGGATGCAGTTGAGAAGACTGGCAATATTCCGGGCGGCTACAGTCAGCAAAATATTGGTGGTGCTGATGAGGTCAAACAGTTCTATGACGTACTCACAGGCATTGAACACACGCAGCGATTCTATGAGGATCTGATTGATGATCCTAAGCATCCTGGTTGGGCG